CACCGAGCTTATTCCCCTTCCCTCCCGCGGCGCGCAGCGGTTTTTTGACGAGCGCACCGGCACGATGTGGTACAGCTTCGTCGCCGAGACCGACCTGCCCGAGAAAAAGCGGCTCGAGCGTAAGTTTAGCGAGTCGGAGCTGCTGATATTTAGGTTTGAGTCTTACGACGGCTACACCGGCCGGGGGCTGCTAGACCTTGCTTCGCCGACGATACGCATCGACACCTACGCGCAGCGTTACAACGAGAAGTTCTACGCAAACGGCGCGCGGATTTCGGGCATCGTCGAAACGGCGGCAAACCTGAATATGGAGTCGCGGAGGATGATACGCGAAGAGTTTGAGTCGATGGCGACAGGGCTTGACAACGCGTTCCGGGTCGCGGTGCTCGACAACGGGCTAAAGTACACACCTATGGGCTTGTCACAGAAGGAGGCTGAGTACATCGAGTCGCGGCAGTTCACGGTCTCGGAGATAGCGCGGTTTACCGGCATACCCGAGTACATGCTGCAGGAAGGCAAGCAGAGCTACCAGTCTAACGAACAGCAGCAGCTCGACTTTATCACCAACCGGCTCGCCGCGCCGATTGCGCAGCTTGAGCAGGAATGGAGCTACAAGCTGTTCACAGCGGAGGAGCTTGCAGCGGGCATGTACCTCAAGCTCAACGAAATGGTAAAGCTGCGCGGCGACGAGAAAGCGCGCGCCGAGTTTTACCAGCGCATGATAAGCCTCGGGGTGCTTAGTCAAGACGAGGTGCGCGCGCTTGAGGACCGCTCGCCTCTACCCGGCGGGCTTGGCAAGCGCTACTGGATGAGCAAAAACTTCGACCTTATCGAAAAGTTTATCGAAGACGGCGAAAACGGGGGCTAATCATGGAGCTATACCTTAACGGCACCATATATGACAACGAGTCGGCTGAGGTGCTGCGGTATTTCGGGTTTTCCGACCTCTGCTGCCCTGCCGATATCGAGGCGTGGCTGAAGAAAGCGGGCGGCGAGGACGTGACGGTGTATATAAACTCGCCGGGTGGTGACCTGCTCGCCGGCATGCAGATTTACTCGATGCTGCGCGCCTACAAAGGCGGCACCACCGCGCGCATACAGTCGATGGCTGCGTCTGCCGCCTCGGTCGCGATGCAGGGCTGCCGGCGCGTGATATGCGAGGCGCCCGCGTTGGTCTGCATACACGACCCGACGATGGCGACCGATGGCACCGCCGCCGAGCACCGGCACATCGCGCGCCAGCTCGAGAACGTAAAAGAGGCGATAATCAACGCGTATATGGTCCGCGCGAAAAAGTCGCGCGAGGAGATAGCGGCGCTCATGAGCCGCGATATTTGGATGCCCGCGCAGATGGCGCTCGAGTACGGCATAATCGACGAGATTGACGGCGAGGTCGGCGAGCTGAGCGGTGACGGGGTAGCCACCTTCGTAAACGCGCGCACGCCTTTTTTGTTGCCTACAGCCAAAATGGTCGAGGAATACCGGCAACATGTAGCTGCCGAGAAAAAAGCTATGGAGGAAAAAGATAGGCAGAAGCGGCGCATGCTTGCGCTGCTTGAGTTATACAGCAAAATCTAAAGACGGAGGTAAAGAAAGTGGCAGGGACCGATTTTAAGGCGAAGATAAACGCGCTGCTTGAGGTAAAGGCAGCGAAAATCGAGGCGGCGAAAAAGCTTATTGACGAGGGGCGGTTCGAGGACGCCGCAAAAATCAACGGCGAGCTTGACGAGATAAATAGCCAGCTCGAGACTCTGCGCAAGCTTGCGGACGAAAGCGAGGGCGCGGCTTTGCCGCTCGGTGAGGACGAGCCCAAAGCTAATAAGCCGGTGCGAATATACAACACGCTCGGCGAACAGCTGCGCGACATAGTCGACGCGGCGCGGACCCAGCGCGCGCCCGACCGGCTCGCTCGCCTTCAGGACGCGATGACCCACAGCACCGGCGTCGGCGGCGACGGCGGGTTTTTCATTCAGGAGGATTTTGCCGAGACGATTTTCGAGACCGCGGCACAGGCCGGCGAGATACTCTCGCGCGTGCGCCGCTTCCCGGTGTCGTCGAACGCTAACCGCATGACGTGGCTGCAGGCGAACGAAAACGACATCAGCCACTCGGTTTACGGCGGCGTGCAGATGTACTGGGCGGGCGAGGCCGAGACGGTCGCCGAAAGTAAAATCCGGGTTAAAAAGCTCTCTCTCGACCTTGAGAAAATGATGGGCTTTGCGTTCGCGTCGAACGAGATGCTCGAGGACGTGCCGTTTATGAGCGAGTATTTCGGCACCTGCTTTTCGGTGGCTGCCGACCGGTTGCTAGAAGAGGCGATAGTTTCCGGCGACGGCGTCGGCAAGCCGCTGGGCTTTATGAAATCGAAAGCGCTCGTCACCGTCGAAAAGGACGCAGGCCAGGAGCCCGGCACGATTACGGCGCAGAACATCCTCAAGATGTGGGAGCGCATGCCCTACCGCAACCGCAGAAATGCGGTGTGGGTGATGCACCCCGACTGCGAGGCACTGCTTCCGCAGCTGAGGATAGGCGAGACGCTGATATGGATGCCTGAGGGCGGGATATCGGGCAACGCTTATCAGACCTTACGCGGCCGGCCGATTATCTTTTCCGACCAGTGCTCGCCGCTCGGCACGGCGGGCGACGTCACGCTCGTCGACCTTTCGCAGTATTACCTGCTCTACAAAGGCGGCGTGCGGCAGAGATGGTCGGTCGAGGTGAGGTTTTTGACTGACGAGAGCGTGTTCAGAGTCGTCTTCCGCTGCAACGGCGCGCCGGCTATCGACACACCGATAAAAATCAAAAACAGCACGCTGCCGCGCTCGCCGTTTGTCGCGCTCGGCGACCGCAAGTAACTAAAGGGGGTACACAGGCATGTCTTGCAGGATAAACGAGGAAATAGAAGCCTTGGTCGCGCTTGCCCCAAAATCGCAGGAGGCGGGCGGAAGCGACACGTCAGCCTTTGTTGATGCGCAGGACTACACCGAGGTCGAGTTCGTCACCGTCGTCGGCGCGCTGGCAGCCGGCAAAAAAGTGACAGTAGAGCTGTACGGCGGGCACGATGCTACGGGCGCTGGCGCAGTTAAGCTTGGTGAGCAGGCGCTTGTCGCCGGAGCCGGCGGGCTCGGATCGGGCGTGGTGCGGATTTCCGCCCGCGTAACGGCAAACCGCGGCAGGTACTATGCTGTAAAAGTATCAAGCGACTCGGCGGAGCCTTTAAATATTGCCGTGTTGGCGCTCGGTCGCGTGACGCACCGGCACGCAGACAACGAGGGCGCACTAAACATTTAACCGTAAAGGAGGGACGGCGGCGTTGCTATGTTTTGAGGGCTTTTGCGAGTACGCCAAAATCTCGGACCCGGCTGACAATACGGCGCGGCTCTGCTATGACGCCGCCGTACAAGCCGCGAAAGACGCGGGGGTGCCCGGGTGGCTGTTCGAGCGCGGCCACCCGGTCCTCGAGCTTTTCGTCTACGCGCTCGCGCTGCACTGGTATGACAACCGCGGGTTTACGCCGCTCGTCACGCTCGAGACGCTCGACGAGTATAGCAAACGAGTTTTAAACGGCATGCTTTGCTCGCTGCGTTATCTTTCGGAGCCGGAGGAAGGCTGATGGCTACCGCGAAAAACTACAATATCGGCGAGCTGCGCACGCCGGTGATTATCGAAGAAGCCGAGACTACCGTAAACGAAAACAACCGCGAGGTCACCGTATGGCGCCCGCTGTTTGGAGGAAAGCCGGTCTTTTGCAAGTGGTTACCGGTAACTTTCAAGGACGACTACAACGCGCGGATAATCGACCGCGACCGGGTGTTTTTATACGAGTCGGCGCTGCTCGTGATGCGCTACTCGCCACTCGTCACGCGCACCTGCAGGATTAAGAGGCTTGACGAAGAGGTTCCCTACACCGTGGTGTCTGTTGAAAACGTCCGCGAGCGGGGCTTGTGGCTCGAGGTGCGCGTGTACCGCGAGGTGAACAGGCGTTGACTACCGACCAGCTTCTGCGCAAGCTGCTTTCTCCGATTGTGCCGACAATTAGGCACGGTGTCTACAGCGGCAATGAGGAAATATACATCACCTACACCTACAGCCGGCTCGGTGCGGCATTTGGCGACAACACCGCGCAAGCTGAGCGGCAGCTTATCATGCTGCACCTCTGGTGCCCTGACACATTCGACGAGACGGAGCTGGTCGAGCAAATCAAGTCGGCTATAGCAGGCTGCGAGGAATTTACCTACCCCGACGTAGCCGACACGTCGGACATCACCGGCAAGCGCTACACATTCGAGTTTGAGCGGCTGGGGGGTGCACCTTAAATGGTAACGCTTAGCGCATCGGGCGCCGCGCGGCTCGCGCTGACATTTGAGGAGCTTGCTAAGCTCCCCGACGAAGTCCTTTGTGAGATGCTCGAGGCTGAGGCTGACGTCGTCGAGCCGGAAATCAGCCGGCAGGCGGAGGCGATGCTGCGCGGACCGTACTATGAGGGCGCGGTCGCAAAGGCGGTGTACCACAAGCCGCCGCGGCGCTCGGTTAAAAGCCAGAATATGCACATGTATATCTCCTTTAAAGGCACGCAGCACGGCGAGTCGATAGCGCGTATAGCCTACATAAACGAGTATGGTAAGCGAAACCAGCCACCGCGGCCGTTCATTAAGACGGCTATCGAAAAAGCCGCTGACGCCGCAATCGAGGCGGCGGCTGACGTGCTCGAGAATTACATCGAAAAATCCGCGGTGCAACTAAAATACCTTTTAAGCTGACGGGAGTGTGAAAAGTGAAGCAGGAATACGGCCTTAAGAAGTTTTACGTCTCGCGCATCAAGTCGGAGCCAGAAAAATCTTTGCCCGTATATGAGACCGGCATGATGCTCGAGGAGCTGGCGAAGGCGACGGTCAACCTAACGTTTGTCAAAGGCGAGTCGTACGGCGACAACAAAAAGTTCGAGACGCCGAGCGAGTTTTCGTCCGGCACGTGCACGATAGAGACGCTCGGTATGACCGCGGCGCAGGAAAGCTACATATACGGCTCGCGCCTCGAGGAGGGCACGCTGGTGCGCCGCGGAAACGACCAGCCGCCGCTCGTGGGATTCGCATTTTACACCACGCTTTACAGCGACAAGACCAAGAAGACCACCTACGAGGCGCACTTTTTCCCGAAAGCCTCGGCGGTGCCCGGCAACGACGACTACTCGACCAAGGGAAGCTCCATCACCCTGAAAAACAAGCAGACGACCTTCAACCTATTCCTCGCGAACAACGACGCGTACGAGATAAAAAAGGAGTTCGATAGCGAATCCGACGCCGATGCGTACTGCCGGTCGGTGTTGAACATCGGCGAGTATTACGAGATTAACATCGTCGTCTCGGGCAGCGGCAAGGTGACGCCGAAAGGGACGGCGTACGCCGCCGCGGGCGAGGATTTTGTAATGGCTATCGAGGGCGCGCCGGCGAAAGTGTACGACAACGGGGCCGACGTCACATCGTCTGTAGCCGGCGGGCAGTACGTCATCGCCGGCGTCGACGGTCCGCACAACATCGCAGTGATATTCGCGTAACCGGGCGGGGGGATTGTTCCCCCTGCCTTTATTGTAGGAGGTTTTATGGTACGCGGGGTTGAGTCCGTTTTATGCGGGCGGCCGGTGACGCTGGTGCTCGCCGGGCGCGTGTATTTTCTTTTGACCGAAAAATACGGCAATATCGCCGACCTTA